TATTCCTGTGGGGCATCGGCGCCGATCAGGGGAAAAATCTTCTGCAAGCACTGCAGGCGTACTCGCCTTCGAGTCCGGCGGGTGCAGGCAAGTAGGCACAAAGAAGTCTCTGGTCGAGATTGCCGGCATTCTGCAGGCGTGCGTCACCTCATGGCGCTCGACTGGCGCAGCGCTGGGGACTGCACGATCAAGCCGCGAGGAGACGTTTCGCGAAATCTTAGCGCGGTTCTGTCGTAGAGCTACTGATGCCAACCGGCGCCAACGCGATTTCGGGAGTATCGGGTGCCCTTAAGGCATTGGCGATCGAGACCAGACAGTGAGACATCTCCGTTGCGGTTTGCGGCCTTAGAATGAGGTAGTCGCGCTCATGAATAGGCTCAGAGGATTTCACGGTCACGGTTACTGTGCCGCCGCCCGGTAAATCGATTTTTTTCTTCACCTCGTATTGCAACATCACATTTCCACCCCTTTTCTGATTTGCTGAATCTAAAGGACTTTCTGCGGGTCAACCCTCCGATCTCGAACCAGGCGCCCTGGCCCTGAGCACCGCCCTTACCCCCCCATGAACAACGCCCGTCGCGTCCCTTCCTCCAGCGGTAGCCCGTACCCGATCAGGCAGAACTGATCCAGGGCGAATAGCACCACTGATTCGAGTCCGTCCCCCAGTGCCAGGCGCAGTTCCTTCGCCCACGGCGTGGAGTAGTCGCTGATGCCCACCAGGTGGCTGCTCTGCGAGGGCGAAAACCCGAGCTGCCCCGGCAACTCGATGGACTGCCGCGCCTTGTTCAGGTCCCGGTCTCCCGTATAAGTGAAGTTCTCGGTCTTGAAACAGGCCAGCTTGGCCGGCGTCCAGGACGCACTCGGAAGGTTGATGAGCTTGTTCAGCGGTGTATCGTTGGTGTCCGGCGGGTACAGCACTTCGAAGCGCGCGTCCGAATGGGATTGCCGTACGAAATCCATAATCCCGTTCGTAAATTGGCCGATGAGGGTCGGCAGAAACGCGCACTCGTCCGGGAATATCGCGGGGTTCGCATTCTGGCTCGTGATGGTCCCAAGCGCTCGTCCGTGCGCCGCTTGGAACGTACTCTTGGTGTAATCGTCGTAAAAAGGCATTCCGGACGGCGCGGCGAAGTACCACCACTGGACCTCGCCGAATTGCAGGTAAGGGGTAACTCCCGCGTCCGCCATTACCCCCGCCATGTCCAGGTAGACCTGCTGCCAAAACGCCGTGCTGGCCGGCGAGAAGTTGGTTTGCAAAGCCGGGGTGTTGAGCCACGCTGCGTCGTTGTTCGGGTACCTTTGCGCGATGCCCGCGGCCAGGCTGTCATCGCCGTGCCGCAACTCCATGCTGAAAGATGTGGTCACACTGATTTCGTACGATTTCAGAGCCTGGAAAAAACTGCGGCTCCAATCGCGCGCGGCGCGGTTCAGCCGCGGTGTGGCGACCAGATCGGTGTGCCATGTCCCGTCGACGCCCCCCGCCAGCACCGTCGGACTGGGCAGCGCGGTGAAGTTTGTGTTGCCGGTGCTGGTGGTGACGGTCAAACCGTTGCCGCCCGCGCCCATGGTCCGCGCGGTGACCACGAGCGTCGTTCCGTCGGCGTGCGCCCAAACCGCCGACGAGCCGGCCGCGATCAGAAACTCGAAGGCCTTCGCGATGCTCTGGGCCGTATCGCCGATCAAGTTGACATGTTCGAGCGGTGTCCCCGCCAGCGTCACTACGGTGGTATCGCCGAAACGCGGAGCGCCCGTGAACACGATGGCGGCCGTGGCGTACTGGTTACCAGGGCAGGTCAACTCGTAGAACCACATGGCGCCGGCATAATGATTGGCTCGGCCTCTGAAACCCAGCGTCGCGATGAGCCAGGCCGTCCGCTCCGGCGCGATCGCCAGCGAATGGTCCGTGTCCCAGTCGGTGGCCAGCGCGGTGGCCGGCGAAACGGGGAACACCGGCAGGTCCGCGGTGGGCATGGCGATCTCCAGGAAATCGAAGTAGACGTCCGTCCCCGAACTGCCGGTGTGAGTCACCGTGACGGTGTGCTGCGCCTGCCCTGAGAACTGCCCGAGCGGAACTCTGATGAGCACGTCCTCCAGTGATCGCTTCAGGTTCACAATCAATGCCGGATTGCGATCCACCTGAACCGTGACTTGTCCGCCGTTGTCGGAGTATCGCGTTCCCAGGTACAGCGTGTGCGCGGCGGCGGTGTAAGTGCATTGCAAGTGATTACCCTGAATTGTCGCGTGGTGGATCGATCCCTTTGAGTAATTGCCGCGCTCTTCCGTCCACGCTCCGGTGTAGGAGATTTCCGGCGCGATGTCCTCAATCCTCCGGCTGCCTGGTCCCGCCACACTGTACGCCAGCCGGGCTCCCGTAACCTGCCAGTTGGTTACCACCACCGCAAACTCGCTTCGCGCGAAGTTACCGGGCTGTAAGTCCGCGGCCCACGTCCAGCGTAGCTTCCGGACGTTCGTAGTGGTGACGGTGTTGCCGAACTCGTCCTTCAGATTGCTGAAATCCAGAGTCACGCGCCAGCGGTCGGGCGATGTTCCGCCTTGGAACATAGCCCGCGATGGCGACCACGTCCCCGTTCCATTGTTGGGGCTGTATACCCACCCGTACACGCCCACCCGGTTTCCGTTCGCCCCTGGCGCGCCGCTGTAAATCAGCGTGATCCGGGTGCCACTGACGCTGGCCGAGACATTGCTGGTGCTGGTCTGGGCGTTGATGTTGGCCGCCAGCCCGCTGGCCACGTCCGCCGCGCTGTTTCCCGCCACCACCCAGTAGTTGGGGTGCTGGTCCAGCCACGCCAGTCCCACGATGTCCCCCGCTACGGGCGCGCCTTGAAACTCGAAGACCACCGCAGGTTGCACGTAACTGCCGTCCACCGCCGCGGCATACTGAAGAATAGGAACTCGATGAAAGTTCTCGGCGTTGTTGGATTCTTCCCAGATCCTCAAGTAAGACCAGCTTATTGAGTCATACGTCGTGGAATCCAAAGGAATGCAGTTAGTGCGGGTTTCCTCGTAGCTGAGATGCAATCTGCTCAGATCTCCGTCCGGGAAGTTGCGGAGCGCGGCGTGCTGGAACACGTTGTCGCGATTCCATTCCACCACCACCCAGTCGAACTGCTGCCTCCAGCACCCCGAGACGGTGAACCCGCTTGGGCTGCTTCCGCTGAGCGCCGCCACCGCCGACGGCTCCTGGAAGTAACATTGCAAATCCCGGTCCGGACGCAGTTTGGACAGTTGGTCCGGCATTAGAGTCGGATGATGACCGTGAGGTCGGAGCCGGGAACGGTCGAACCCACCGACAACACCGACAGCGTCACCTGCGCTCCCGATGGCAGCGGGGGCAGTGTATTGCCGTCTACCGTGTTGGAAACGGTGGCCCACGCGGCGATTGTCAGTTGGCAATACGGCGCCCCGTTGACGTTCAACTGGAGTCCGACCGGGGCATCGGCGGGCCTACCCAGCACCGCGTACACGTCCCTCACCGCGTGCGAGGCCTCCATCACCAGCGCCGGCGCCGCCGATTGGTCTACCGCCAGGTATCCGTCCACCTGAATGGAGTACTGCCCACCCGACAAAGTCCGCAGCCCGCTGTCGGTGGTATGGGTCAGACAGATGTCTTTGGCCGGGCTGTTCCCCTTCTGATTCGTGACGAACAGCTCGGCGCTCGCCACTCGCACATCCGGAAACGCGATGGAGTAGCTCCAGCTCCCGCTGTAGGGGCTGCCGAAGAACTCCGGCGGGAACGGTGCGATCGCCGTCTTACTCAGAAGAGGATAGACCGGCGTTGCGGCCGCGTGTGCCGCCGCCAGACTGCCATCCATAGCGCGTGTCACGCTGTACTGCGCGCCGTTGTTCTGGACCTGCTCCACGCGCATCACCTCCAGTTCAAGCTGGATGAAGCTTCCGGCCTGCGCGGATCCGGCCGCGCTCAGGGTCAGCAGGGTATCGCCAGTTCCCACGGCGCTGGCCAGCGCAATCGCCGGCGTGCCCTGCAATTCATCCCAGTAGTGCATCGTCAGCGTAGCCGCCGAAATGGTCCGCGTGTTGGTCAGATCGGTGAAGGAAACTCCGCTCAGTTCCACCGTCCCAGCGCGCTGGCCCGGCCCCAGTCCGAAAAATGGCATCGCGGGAACATCGCTGTCGCTCGTCCCGCCGCCGCCGATCTGCCAGCGCGTAACCGTCGATACCTCCGGCGCGCATTCCACGTCGTTCGCATTGGCCGCGCGCCCCGTGAGGTGAACTGTCTCCCCCGACCGGTTGGGAACGGCGAACTGCACCGGGCTGCTCGTGGTGACCGCGCCAAACCGCCAGCCGGTCTCCGCCACTACGAAGAAACTCGTGACATCCGGCTCCACGCTCCAAGCCGGCGCGATCGTGAGGCTGGTTGCATCGTTGGCCGCGATGGCGCGTTCCTGTCCCGCGCCCGTGCCTCGCGTGATCCGCGCAATCATGTTCTGGTAGCGGTTCGCGGTCATCTGCAACGACCCGTTCCCCACCGAGGCGGATGAGTGCAGCGTCACGCCGCTTTCCGGTTGCAGCTCCATCCGCCAGTAAAAGTTGGCATGGTCGAAATTGGAATCCGGAGGGGCAACCAGTTGATCGGCGAGGCCCGTGTCCGTGAACTGAACGGCCAGCGCCTGGTCCGAAGCGATGCGAAAGAGCTCCGCCGGAGTGGCTCCCCGGTATACGTTGAACACGCTGGTGCCCCGCGCGAAACTCAGCCCCGACAGCGTCACGCTGCTCCCCGCGCTTGCGATTGACGCCCTGACGATGAATGACAATGCGCTTTCGTTTCCGGCGCTGTCCTCGCCGGAGACCGCATAATACAACGTCTGCCCGCCCGCCAACGTTCCACCTGTTCCGACCGTGGGTACCAGGCCCAATAACGGCATGCCCGGTCCGGCCACCGGTGAACTGCCTAGACCCGTCGGTGGAACGAAACTCACCGATACGCTCGCTTCCACCGTGTTATCGCTGCTCGTGATCGTCGATTCCACCACGCCGAACTGAACGTCTCCGTTCTCGTCCAACACGGCGCCGATGAGCGGCCGCGGCACGCCCACGCCGGCGTTCCCCTGCGTCACCCCGCCGGGTGAAGTCACCCGGCCGTTGGTGTCGGAGTACCAGGCGTCGTCGTGTATCTGCGCCGTGATGGTGGAAGTCCGGTAATTGGTGGCCGGCGAGATCCTCAGAACCCGCAGCGGTTGGCGGTTGAGCCCTTCCTTCAGGTAGGTAACCGTAATCAGGTCTCCCGGCCGTATCCCGAAGGCTCTTACGCTGGTATCGAATTCGATGTAAGTGTTCCCGCGAACCGACTTGTCGAGATTGAATTTCAGAATCCGTGCCGCCTGGTCGTAATGCGGAAGGCCCAGCGCCGGGAGCGTCTTGGACACCTCCTGCCCGGCCAGCGCGATGTCGGCCGGGTCCACCAATTCGTAGCTGTCCTGCTGGTACCCGTTGAGCGCGTCCTGAAACTCCACCGAAAGGCGGTTCGGCGTATCCGCGATGCTGCGCGCGGTCAAGGTCACGCTCGGCTCGCCATTAGGCCGTCTCAGGATTCCCGAAAAGCCGTTGCTGCCATCTCCGAACTCGTAACTTGGCCAGCCTCCGTTCAGTAGTTGCGTGCTATTTGAGCAGGCGGGCTTGGCAGGCTGTTGCAGCGCCGCCGTGTTTTCCACGTGCAATTGCAGCACCCCTCCCGGTCCGTAGGTGAGGTATAGCCGCGCGGCATTGCGAACGCCACGGACCACGTCTCCACCGCTGCGCCGGGTTTTTAAAACCAGATTGCACTGGAACCGCGGCAGCATGATGGGGTTGCCGTTCAGGTCCGTGGCGTCGATCGGTTCATCGCAATAACCCGCCGCGGCCGCGAAGCTGATGGTATCGATTTCCGAGGCCGCCCATCCGCTCCGCCGGAGAACATCCAGCAGGATCCATGCGGGGTTGCTCGAGAACTGCTCGTTCAGATATGCACCGTCCGCCGCATAGGCCGGCACCTTCAGGCCCTGTGCCAGCACCTTCACCGTGGGCAGCGAATTCCCATTGTTGAGTGAGTTGGGGACCACCACGGAGAGGTACGCCATGCTGCCATACGGGTCCCCCGCCGGACTTCCGCTTCCGTCCACAAAGTTGTAGTCGAACGCGCCATCGCGCGTCCCCAGCGTTTGAATGTTGTACCAGCCCGTGCCGGTCATGTTGCGGCCGGAGACTCCCATGGGAATCTCGACGCCGCTCACCAGTACCGTCAGCACGCCCTGGATCTCGCCGATTCCCAGCAGCGCCTCCATTCGGGTGAGGTTGCCGTCGTTGCGCGCGAATACCACCAGCGGCTCCCACCAAGCCGTGCCGTACACCATCGGAACGTAGTCGTTATAGCGCGCCTCGTTGTCCGAGATGGCCGATGTCGACCAGTCCTTTCCGTAACCGCGCACGGAGATCGCCGGCGGAACGAACTCGAGCCCGCCGAACCGGGTGGACATCCCGCGCGCCTGGCAGTCTGTCCGCGTGTACCCGCACGACGTGAACGGCGTGCCACCATTCAGATTCCCCGTTCCCCCGGCGACGCCGGCGGAGTACCCGCAGCGGTAGTAGCGCGAGTACTTGCCGTTCGCACCGCCGTCGACGGCTTCGGTCCGCTGGCCTGCGGTCGCGGGGAACTCCCAAGGGCATCTCCGTTGGATGCGGACCTGCGGAAGCAGCAGCCGTTGCAGGTTCATCCGGTTGATGGCCGTCAGACGGAATGTCGCTTCTTTGATTTGGTCCGGCGGGTTGCAGATCCCCTGAAACACCACCGCCGTATCCGTCAGCGGAACGTCGTTTCGCAAATCGTAGAACAGGAACCCTACCGTCAACCGCGCGCCCTTCCAGCCCGTGGCGCGCTCGATTTCCGAAAAGTGCGAGTCGGCGTTGGCCAGCAAAACCGAGATCCGCGGGCTTCCGTCGATGCCCTGGTCGGACGCGGTCTGTAGGTCGAAGGCGCTGTGCTGAAGAACTCGCGGCTGGTACGTCGAGCCGTCCACCGTCACCTGGTGCGTGCTCCACTGTTCCGTTTCCCCGTTGGCGAGCACGCAGTCGAATACCAGAAGCGGCGTATCCGTGACCGCCTGTTCCTTCAACTCAGAGATGGTTTGCATGAATGATGTTCACCGTGGCGGAGTGGCAGTTCACGCCGATTGTGGTTATGGAAAGGGCGTCATCGCGGAATCGCGCGTCCTCATAAACGCCGCCCGTGGTGGTCGCTTTGTATATCGACGCGCCGGCCTGCGGTTCCACTTGCAGGCCAAATACATCCGCGGACCCTCCGGCCGGCAGTTCCACTCCAAAAACGACCGATTCCGCCGATGCGTCGCCGCTGGCTGTCAGAACGATCCGGCTCCAATTTGTTCCGAGGGTCCGATCGGCGCGATTGCTTCCGTGCAGCAGCGTGGCTGCGATAGGTTGCGTCGACCGCGCGAATGCGCTGAGGCAATACACGTACCCCGCGGGCGCGGACAGCGTCTGGCAGATGTTCTGAGCGCCGCCGCCGGAATCTGTGAGGCGCCATGCGTTGGTGCCGCCCGCCGGGTCCGCGATTCCGCCTGCCGCCAACAGGAATGGCTGTTTTGCCCAAGCCGGATTGTCCAGCTTGTCGCTCCAGGCGAATAGGTTGGCGGTCGGGTCCAGAAACGTGAAACCGTTTAGCGTTCCCTCGGTAGCGGCGAAGAACTCCCGCAAAGCCGCAACTTCCGCGTCGGTCAAGCCCGCGTACTGCAACTGCCATTCGGTGATTTCCGCTCCCGGATCGGCCAGCTTGATCGGCCTCCCGTCCAGAGACGTATTCGCAACCGTCCGCAAACGGTGGCGCTTCTGAACCGGAAACTGGCTCAAAGCCCCGGTGGCGAGTTGTGGGTATACCAGCATGTGCTATTCCCGGTTCTCGATTACGGTCAGCGCGGTCTTACCCCGCATTTCCGCTATTGCGGTCAGGTCCAGTTCGTCGCTCGCCAGGCTGCAATTGGTGTATGGAGTCCCGTCCCACGGGTCGGTGAATGCGAAGTTTCCGAAGCATCCCTGGTTGTCGGCGAAGAACTGCTCCAGCGCC